GTGGAGGATGGCGAACGCCCCGTTGGCGTACTTGTTGTTCGAGACGACCTTGCCCTCAATCTCGTTGATGTGCATGATGAAATAGTCGTCGTTCATGAGCTCGTGCTGGTGGTTGACGCCAACTTGGCGCTTGTTGACGATGGAGTAGCCAGTGAGCTTGACGCAAGCGAGGCTCTTGACGCCGTGGTCGAGGTTGGCGTAGAGCGTCGTCCCGTGCGACCACTTCTTGTTGAGGTAGAGTGGGTGAGGGTATGCCTCATCCTTCATCGGAACCAGAACGATGCTGCTATCCTCAGCTGAAACTGTTTGGACGCTGCCACTGGCGTCAATTTTTATGCCGTTGTGGCCCAAAGGGTTGGTGAGAGGTAACATGACGGATGCCCGATCAGCCATGGCGGCACTCTTCGTGGTGAACTTGGTCATCGCACCGAGAGCAGCACCTGTATCGCCACCGTGGTAGATAGGTGGCAACTTGGTGGCGTTCAGCTGTACATTGACACGGAGCACGATGTGCGCTATACCGGCCGTGCCAGGATCGTAATAGTAACCTTCACTAGCGCCAGTATGACCCAGACCTGAGATGTGGGTCTGTGTACCCGCTTCAGGTGTGAAAACATTGGTTGTAGCATCACCTACACCAACAGCTCCACTAGTTATGATACCCCAGTACGCCTGGTCCTGTGGAATCTGCTGTCGCAATTTACCTTTCGAGGTTGGAATATCTTTCCAGAAGTCGTATGGTGCTAGTTGAAGCGTCCCCTCAGTATATGTCGTACTTCCACCCGAGGTAGTAGAAGTTCTGTAGTCCTCTCCCAAAAGATTGTAGATCCTCTCGACGTGGATCACCTCCACAACTGTCAGGTAGTCTGTGTGGCCTGTCATAGGGTTACCTATCCTCACAATGTCGCCCGCCTCCACAGACCGGAGCGGGTGGTCGCCAAAGCCACCAATACTCTGTGCACCGGATATGCTGTACGGCCCCGACCACGTTGGTAGCAGGAAGTTTGTTGACGCATCCACGATGGACGCCTTCTTCGTGTCTGATGAGAGAGCAACAGATTGTACAGTACATAGAAACTGATCGTCAAACTGGTACTGCTCTCCAAACTGAGAGTCTGGTTTCGTCACAAAAACGTCGAGCCATCTGTCACGCGTACAGTTCATGATTCCCTACGAATCTGCTTAGAAATTGGACCCACTCTCTTTCCAACACACACATGTTGGCATATGGCATGGGGGAGACTTACACTCAGGACGACATCGATCGCGCTTTCGCTGACCTGGATAGCCTTCTGGCAGCCGAGCGCCCGTCTCCTCATCAGCCTGTTGGCCATTGTGTTCAGTGTGGTCACGCTACTTTGGTACGCGCGGGAGCTTTCGATGGGGAAACTGTGTGCGACGCCTGTGGAGTTATCCAACCTGGCCTCAACCTTCCACCAGAGTATTACTTTCCTCTACCGCGCAAGTATAGCAACTACAAGCGCATTCATCATTGGCACGAGCGCATCAGCCAGTTTCTTCTACTCGAGTCTGCGATCCCTGACCACGAGTTTCGCCTTATTGCGGAGAAGCTGTGTGATGGCACGTACACCGTTCTCAACAAAGACTGTATCCGAACGGTACTCCGATCTCTGAACATGCAGCTGTACATTGAGAAGTGGCTACAGATCATCCACCGCGTCACGGGTATCATGCCCCCTATGCCGGGGCCGATGCTCGTGCGGCAGTTGGACCATCTCTTCCTCGAGCTGCAGCAACCATTCGAGCACTTCAAGGCCATGGGGCGCAAGAACTTCCTTAACTACAACTACGTCTTCTGCCGCCTCTTCCAGAAGATAGGCTGTCCACAGTTCTGCATGTTCTTCCCACTCATCAAGTCGCGCCAGAAGCTGCGCGCGCTCGACGACATGTGGAACAACATGACAGCCTCCATCCAGTGGGAGACGGCTACACTCCAAGTCGTGGCGCCATTTGCAGTGAGGCTTGAGAGACCTTCAGTTTTACTGCGTCAGATATGTTCTCGAATCGACGACTCAGCTCCGGTTGAGCAGCATACAGAGCTGTCGAAAAGGGTATTCCATACGTCGGATCATTGTCAGACAGATAGCCCGTTACAGCTCCCAAAGCTGCGCCGTTCAGACCTACTTGTACTAGAGTCTCAAAGACGTGGTTTGGTAAGGAAGCGCTCTCGTTGAACTTCGGAAGCAACCCCTCAATCACAGAGCCGATGATAAGGGCTATGGTGACATGGGTGACCGACACTTGGATCGCGCGTGACGTCATTTGCTATCGGTTGAGAAATTAGACGAACTCGTCCCATGGTTTTGGGAAGATGTCTTTGACAGACATCAAGTCGGAGGCACTCTCGGGACCCATTTTGGCAGGTACAGTGTTGTCGTTTTGTGCACTTTGCCAGTACTCCTTGCTGCCCATCTTGAAGTCGCCCGGATCAGCAGCCTTCCACCAATAGAGCATCTCTAAGGGGTCCACATGGCGGTCGGGGCATGTGTCGATGACGAGGATCTCGTTGTCTTCTGTGTACGCGTCGAGAATCTGCGCGAACCCATCTTTGGTAAGGAAGTCTCCAAAGTCTTCCCAGAGTGACTCGCGCTGTCGACCCTGCATGGTCTTCATTATGAAACAGTAGTCTGTGTTGCCGCGCAGCGTCGGTGTGATGGCCTTTGCGTACTGTGTGGTGATCAGCACGAAGAGGCGGTAGTGTCGACCGGCCACAAACAGTTCCATCAAGTTCTCGTCGTACTTGAGACGTTGGTCTGAGATCACGTCGTCTAAGAGCACGAAGAATGGTGCCTTCTTGTCCTTCTCTTCGTCAGTGAGGTTGTTGTCGTTAAGGATCGCCTTTTGGCGCTTGAAGACCGCGTCAAGTATCTCCGGTTGGTACTTGGGGAAAATGTATTTTTTGGGCACATATTGTTGCCAAAACTTGTTAAGGGGGTCGGTCTGGGAGATCACTATCCCCGCGGGGATCTTGTCCTTCATTAGGTACATAATGTTGCGAAAGCACCACGACTTCCCCGTACGACGCTTACCCACCGCAACTAGAGTACCGTCGAGTTTGATCTCATCGGGATTAAACTCACTCAACGAAGGGATCTGCACTTGAGCGAACAGGTCCGAATGCAGTACAGGCATAGTGGCGTGCTTTCCGTATGCCACATTGCCAGATCCACCTGTGGTGATCGCGGGACCGGTTTGTTGCGCGACCTTTTCATTCGTCTCGTGTGCCGGCGCTGCTGACCTAGTCTTGGAACTGTCCGCCATCGCCGACTGTCACTAGCTGTGGTTCAGAAAAGTCGGTGTAGGGTGCCGCGAAGGAGAAGCTTTGTGCGCCGAAAGCAGACACAGACGTCTTGTGATCGAGCTTTGCACGCTGGCAGACGACTGAGACGTCCTCGAATGACCAGTGAATGCCAAACTTATCGCCTCCGACGCCGGTGTACACCTGGTTGGCAAAGACTGTGGCAGCGACCACGTCACCAGGACAGACGACACCATTCGGAACGACCGCGCCCTGGTGGTCACACACGTTGATCTTGCGTGCATACTTGCCACCCATGCCATCCCACGCGTACTTGCTCGTCGTGAGGTTGATTGTGTGGCCAGTGAGGTTGCCAGAGATCTTGTCGTACTTGGGACGCACAGTACGGATCTGCAGCATCTTGACCTCCTCCTTGCTCAAGTTCTTGCGGCCAAGCACCTTCAGTTGGTTCTGAAAGACGAAGTCCAACAGCTTGTCGTCGATCGCGTTCATCTTCTCCATGAAGGTAGAGAAGTCGGCATTGGATTGGTCGTTGATATCGTGGTCTGTGAGGTCGAGGTTGAACTTCGCCTTGGTGATGTCCGCAGGGCCCCACATCGTGCCGTAATTGCCATCGCCCGTGACACGTGGCCACAGCGTCACTGCCGGTGGAGTGATAAGGGCTACGTCGGCACACTGAGGTCCACACGCCAGTGATACTGTCGTCTTATTCTGGCGATCGATTCCGAGTGCAAATCGCATCTCGTCGGGGTCGAGCTCTAGCCACGATTGGAACGCACGACGCTTCATGTTTTACCTCTTGTAGTACCGATCAGAAAGAGGACGCATTCGATTGTCCATCAGTGGGGCCATATTCAGTATCGAAACAGTGGGTAGGAAGGTGTCATCCCACCCTACAGTGTCATCTTTGCTCAGTTTGATGGGTCCTTGTTCGGTTTGTACAATGTCATACCCTCCATTGTACCTCAATGGAACCCCCCATGGATCGCGCTGTATTGATAGAATGCTCGGAGTCCCGGTGCCATATTGACCTGGCTTCACATCGTTGCGGCGCTTCTCTTCATCCTTCCCAACACATCGTGGTTGGTCCCACGGCTCAAACGTGCCGATGAATGTGGGTACGAGATCGGGTCGTGGTGCAAACTCGTTCACACAGACACCAAATTTAACCTGTGCCATGACTTTGATCACGCCTCAGAAGATAGCTTCTGGCGTTTAACATCCCGCCACTCTACCTCCAGAATTGGTTCAAGCTTCTCATCAGTGTCCTCTAGTTCCGAGTCTGGGTCGTGGGAGGAGAGACAAGGTGGCGAGTCTGCATCGTCGGGGCCGCGGTCGTAGAAGGTGTAGTTGATCTTCTCTGCCATTGAATCACGTACACACTTCTCGATTGTCATCTTCGTTTTGGGATCGAGTGGTGGGAGGTCTTTGACACCACGCTGTAGACATGAATACACTTGCCCCCACCATGGCAGCAGGAAGTCGAACAGCTCATGATCTCTGTAGACGCGGAACATAGACACACCCTGGTTCGGTGTCCAGCAGACGTAGTCACACCACTCACGTCGTGTGAATTCCAAACACGCGATGATCTGTATGTAGTAGTAGAGTGGAATCTCTTTATGTGGTGTCCTCTTGTAGTATGGACACTTGACTTCGATCATGCCCTCCTCTCCGACGAGCCCGTCTGGAGAGCCTGCGAGCCACATGTAGTCGGTGTGTGTCCACAGCCCTGTCGGCTCGACTAGGTTACCGGTGCGGGTTTGGTACGCGTTGATGCCGTTCTGTTCATTAGCAGCACCCCAGCGTGTGGCGTCGTTGCCTTCAAAGCTGGACCGCCCCATCAAGCGCTCGTAGGTTTCATTGCGAGAACAGAACTGGGAGAGGCCGAGGACACCAGCAAGGTTGCTGGCGGTAAGTTTCCCGGCGCGAGCAGAGTGCCATGCTTTGGTACGCTGTTGGAGTGTGGTCATCGACACCACAGTGTTGGAATTTCCAAGCCACTCTGTGACAACTAAAGATGACCTGGACGTGGGGAAATGCACGCTTTGCTTCTGGTGGGTATCGGAACGATAGCGTACCAGTTGGTGGAGGGAGTGTGGGATCTGTGTCTGAGGCGGGACAGAAGAAAGCGTGGCCTGAGTACGAGGCCCAGTACTTGAAGAAGGTGTTGAACAAGGCCGACCGTAAATACTCTACGGCGGGACTATTCGATAAGGATGGTCAACCCGATGAGACGCTGCGACAGATCTACCTGCAACACACCACAGAGAACTACAAAAACGAGGCCGAACAGGCTCTAAAGAATGAATTCGACTTGTGGTTGCAGGGCAAACATCCGGCTAACAATGGGGACAATCTGTACTCCAACGGCGATGGCAAGCCTGCGCGGAGGTGGGCATTCCAAGGTACGATGCAAGGAGGCAACGCTGTCGGGGATATGCGGGAAGGTTGGCGGCATACCAATTGGGGGAAGGCTGAGCTGACGCACCTACCCGGCGTGCGTGAGTACCTGCGACATCAATACGAGGAGGGGATGGGAGATGAGATCACGATGAACCTCCTCGCTGACTACGGCCCTCAAGACCTAGAGCAAGCGTGGAAGTATTTCAAGCACTGGGTCAAAGGGCGTCCAGTCTCTGATGCCACGCCGTTGGTGCTACCGCGTGAAGAGGGTCGTGACATGCGACACAAGTCGCTCTTCATGGGGCAGGCACCCTACTCGATGGACACACAAATGGACACCGAGCAAATACAGGGCACGAGGCAGGTCACTGGTGAGGAGGACCGTCAGCTTCCACCCTATGGATCGCGTCTACAGCCCACTGCGCTTGCGGATTCGGATCGTATCGACACGTCCGCTGTAGACGTGTGGCAGGCAAAGCTCGAGCGTGTGCAGAAGGCTTCGGACGAGATAAACGCTCGTGTGGAAGCCGGTCTTGCAAAGAAGGAGGATGCGGAGGCGGGTCTGCGCGACGTGCGACGCGTGGAGGCTCAGGAGGAGGAGGCGCGTGTGGAAGAGTTCAAGGATAACATGAACGCGCAAGCGCGTCAGGCCGCTGCGGTGCACGACGAGTTGCAGAACGACGCCACGCGTGCCGGCATGGATCCGGACCGCGACGGCGAGGTGCGTGCTGCGCAGGAAGCCGGCACGAGAGCCTACCTTTCGGAGCGTAAAAAGCAGATCGACCTTGCGGCGGCGAGTATTACGAAGCTACAAGCAGATTTGAAGGCTGAAAGAGTGGCTGCATTGCCTGTGAATGGACCGGATTCGATCCTACCGCGCCCTTGGTGGCAACGTCAACCGTCCACAGTTTTCTAGAGTAGAGAGTACGCATGCAAAGTGGAAAATGGGGAAGTAAGGCTTACATTGAGAGCCTGCATAGGACGTACAACATCCCGCTACCCCGCCGCGACGACGGCGCGTTCGAACGCGCACTGCAGTTCCGCGCGGAGGAGAAGGACTTCTACGGACGCCTTCAGCAGGAAAACGATCAACTGCGTTACAGGGTTGGCAAATTGGAGCACACGCTCTCCGCCCTTGACAAGCACTCAAGCACTCTGCTGGAATACTACAACGACTCACAGACATCTTCTAAAGAGAATGCAAATGGCAGCTATAAGCCTACCGTTGGTAGCACTCGCGGCAGCGACTCTGATGCTAAGCGGAGCGGGGATGCCGGGGCAAGTGGAGGCAAAGGAGGCGGCGAGAGGTGTGCAGATGGTGTGTCAGGAGAAGTATTGCGCCCCGACGTTCCAGATCCAAGTGGACAGAGCGAAGGACACACAGGGGACGGATCAGAGCCTGGGCAAAGGAATGCACATAGGGGAGGCGAGGCCGACGCTAAATAAGGTCTATCACAATGTGAAAGAACGGTACTACCGCGTGGCTCACGAACATCCTGGCGTCAGATTGGTGGCTGCCACTGTCTCTTGAGTGTGTCACAATAATCTGACACTGTGAGTGTGGGGAGTAGAGATGAAGGATAGAAGGGAGTATCATAAGGCGTATTTCAAGGAATGGTACCAAAGGAACAAGGAGAAGCGGCGTGAGTACACGAAGAAGCTCAAGAAGGAACGTTATCACAGAGACGAGGCGTACCGACTAGGATGTATCAATCGCTCTCGCATTCGGAAGGCGCTCACTCGTGTCGCAAATGGGAGGCCAAAACGCCGCGATACGTCGCAGACGCTTCTCGGATGCACGTATCCTGAGCTAAAAGCGTACCTCGAAGCGCAGCTACCAGACGGAGAGCTCTTGAAGGACTATAGTGTCGATCACATCTTACCATGTGCAGTGTACGATCTTTGCAACTCCACAGACATGGCTAAATGCTTCCATTATCGCAATCTGCAACCGATGACGCAGCGAGCCAATGCGTCAAAGGGAGCGACCCTTCCGAGCACTGAGGTACTTGAGCAAATGCGCGACTTGTGGCCTTCGTCATGGAGCTCAACACCGTCTCTGAACTTTTCTGAATCTACTTTTGATTGAAATGGTGCAGTTGTCACTGAACCAGGGTGCACAGGACGCACTTTTGTACGATAATACGCGTTCGTACTTCACAAACGTCGGATATGTGCGAACTAGCAACTTTCAGATCGAGTACAGAGACGTGGATGCCCAAAACCAGGCCCAGCTCGGTACTACGGTGCAGTACGTGATCCCAAAAGCGGCTGACCTGCTGGGCCCTGTCGACCTTGTGTGTGAGCTTGCTGCGCAGAAGGACCGCAATTCTACAGCAGCAACTGCTGCTAATAACATGGTGGCGTGGGCGGCGTGGGTTGATGAGGTTGGATTTGCGATGATAGAGAAGATCACATTCTCAGTCGGGTCGAACGACATCGAGACGCTCACTGGTGAGCAGTTGCAGATCATGAATGAGCTCATGAAGTCGGACGAACAGCGTCTCGGAGCTAACCACGTGCTGAAGACTGGACAGATTCCCATGTCAGATCCGTCGACTGGTGCGTTGAAGACTGATGCCGTTACCGGTGATGCTGCTCTCAAGGCGATGCTGGGTATCAGCAAGACCACAGACACTGCAAGTTTCTGCGCCATCAGGAACTTGAAGGCGGATGGAACTGCTATGGATGCGGCATCTGATCCCGTTGACTTTGGCGAAGAATACACCGAGTACTCGCGCCTAATTCGCGTCGCACACAACGACTATAACAAGGGTAATGTCGCTACAAAGGGTAAGACGATCTACCTCGGCAGGAAGAAGTTGATCATTCCACTCGGCCTCTTCTTCACAAGGCATCCTTCGCAGTACTTCCCACTCGCGGCGGTTGCTGGGTGCAACGATGTACGCATCTCGATCAAATTCCGCTCCAAGGAGAACCTGATCCAGATGTTTCAGAAAGGCTCTGTGGCTGCTTTCAACTCGATGCCACAGTTTGACGATGGTTGCTTTGTGGGGTCCAGTGCCAAACTGCGCTGCCACTATGTGCATGTCACCGGCCCCGAAGCCACGATCCTGATGAATAAGGAGCATGTGCGACTACTGAAGCTCTGGCATACGCCCAACCAGAAGATCATCAATGGTACCGAGATTAAGGCAGCTAACACGACCTCGTTTGACCTTTCCTTCCTGCACCCGATAACGACGCTCATTATCACACTGCGTCGCAACGAGGAGATCGACAACACTTCCTCATCTAGCGGTGATGATAACGCCGCCTATGACACTAAAACAAACATGGAGGACTCGGCGTGCAAGGGCTACTTCAACTATCACGGTGATGGCCGCGCGCCGCGTCTGGGCAAGCCTGATGTCCATTGTCAGCTGGAGAAGATTAGTCTGACCATTAACGGCCAGGAGCGTCACCCCAGCTTGGCTGATGGTATCGACACGTACTATCTGAGGAACCGACTCATGCCGATGTTGCACTCCAACACATCCGACACTGAGAAGACGAAGTTGTTCCTGCAAGGAAACTATCGTGTTGGTCACCTTAACGTCGCGGAGGCGTTTGATGGCGCCAAGAACATCTTTGTCTATCCCTTCTCACTTGCACCGGAGGGCACGAACCCGTCGGGTGCTGTCAACTTCAGCAAAGTGTCACACGCGAAACTCAGTCTGAAGTGGAAAAGTGCTACAGGCTGGGATGCGACAAACAACCTGCGCATCGATGTCCACGCGATCTACTACAACTGGCTTCAGATCAAGGACGGACGCGGTATCCTCTCATTTGCGTAAACCTTTTCTGGTGTGAGTGTGTAGAAGATGAGCTCTGGTGTCGTGTACGAACCGGATTTCATAGAGCGGAACGGTACGTGGCTGCTTAGCCTTGTCGGTATTTTGGTGACGTGCTTCTCGGGTCTGCTTGCCTACTTCTTGAAGAGTCGGTGTCAGACCATCAAATTCTGTGGATGTGAGTGTGAACGTGACGTGCTGAACCTAGAACGTGTGCCTGAGTCTGTATTGAAGGTCGAACTCGACCGTCGGAATTCGACTGAAACACCCGCCGCCGCGACGGGCACATCTCTTGTGGCACAGGCACTGCGACTCCCACGCAGGCCTCGTCCAAAGCCACCATCGCGGCCAGAGGAGGTGGAATTCACTACAACGACAAACACTAATTCTGAGTAGATGTAGTAAAGACGCGAATGAGCTACATCATTGCCATAGACGTCGGTATTAAAAACCTAGGTCTCTGTGTTTTCGATTTCACAACGTCTCAGGTTGTTTACTGGAAGAACGTGACACTTGTGCACAGCGGACGCTACCTACCTGCCAGCAATGTGCAGTACGTCCGCGAGTTCATAGCCAAGCACAGAGCATACTTCGAAAACGCATTCATAGTGCTTGTCGAGCGACAGATGCGCTGCAACATGCGGATCATAGAAGCGGTGATACAGACAATGTTCTTCGAGCGCTGTCTTATCATCTCAGCGCGCTCGGTGAAGATGCACTACAATCTAAGCACTAAGAACTACAAGGCCAACAAACAGCGCGCTGTGGAGTGGGCGAAGGAGTTCATCAGCTCGTCACCACAAGCGTTCGCCAACGACACGCAGACAGTCTTTAGCAGCAACAAAAAGCTAGACGACCTCGCAGACAGTCTCCTGCTATGTATGTATTATCTCGACACTTATTCCAACCAGTTGACAGTGGAGTAGCATGCCATCCGCCAGGACAGCTCCGGGTTATGCAGAGTACGAGCTCCCTTCCGACAACTCCGAGGACGACCCGGACTACAGGGAGGACTCCGACGACGGCGACGAGGACGATCTTCCACACACTATGGGGAGGGATCGTGCGCTGTGGTTCATAGACAACCGCGACGCTCTTGTGGAGGTGTACCGCGCTCTGAAGGAAGTTGGCACGGGTGTGTTCGGTTCTGCCTTCCTCCAGTGTGGAAGTCTGAACGCCTTTGGTAACTTCGTTTACAAGTACACGACTCCAGGAGCAACCTAATTCTAACCCCATGTCAAATGTCCGGGTGGATTCTAGCGTTGGGTATGGCTGCGTCTTATCTGATGATGAAGAACTCGTCGATGCAGCTGTCCATGTTAGAGCAAGCCCGTACAGAATTCAACTCGGCTGCTAAGCCGGAGACCAGAGGAGCAACGTCGGAGAGTATCCGTGCGGTACAGGCGAGTGTGCCGGCGGGCACGCGCTTCGAGAACATGAATGTCAAGACGCCGCTCAACGAGAGACAGAGTCTTGAGCAGGCACAGAAGGACCAGGCTGGTCAGGTCTCTGCGTACGAGAACGCCGTGCAGCTGCCTGAGATACAGGGCGTCTACTTCGTTCAAGGCTCAGGGTTTTGAGACGCTCTTCGTGTGCCTTTCGGTTCTTCGCAACCTGTGCTTTGTACGCGTCCTCCAAGAGACTCTCGTTCCGCCGGCTTCCTGCATGCATGACCGCTGCCTCCTCCTGTCGCATCTCCTGCTGTTGGACCCGGTACACACGTGGATCGCCGTAGCGGCTCTGTAGCCTTTGTATGTAGTCGCCCATCCTTTGGTTGGTGTCTGTGCGAATCGCGTTGTACAAATGGACGATTTCTGGGCAGCTCATTTACAGTTAGATTGGAAAGTTGTGAGAAGTGAGCGTGTCTTGCACTCGTACCCGCGAAGTTTGTCAGTCTCGCACAGACGAGTATCCAAATGAGTAGTGCCATCGTCGCTACGCCCGCCAAATAGGCCCACAGCCAAGAGTCGGAAGGAATGCACCTCATTTGGGCATACGTGAGATTATTTCTGAAGTGGTGGTGATAACGATGAACTACTTTGCAGGTGTTGGTTGTTCGCCAGAGACGAAACGTTTCACGTCTGCGCTCGCGGGTGGACTTGTAGCCTACTCCGGTTTGGATACGACCTTCGCAGGTTTCGGATTTTCGCCAGAGGTGCACTATGCACTCGCTGGTATCGGGGTTGACATCGCGTGTCGCGGCAGTGGGGCTCTAATTGACCCAATGATGGAAACTGGTCTCTCTGCACTCGCGGGGTATGCGGGTGCAAGTGCTGCGAAGATGCTTTTCAGGAAGTAACATCTAGTCTACTAAATCTGACGGTGGTGTGAAATGAGTCTCAGGGGTGGTTATAGGGATTTCGGGTCACTCATCCGAAGTAACTCCCTCGTGAACCAGACACACGAGTTGCAAGGCTCACTCGTTCTGAACGGTGTCGACGTCAAGGGTTTCAGTAGCACATCGCGTCTCGATGCTAGCTTCATTGGCGATGGGACGGTATCCAACACTGAGTTTGGCTATCTGAGTGGAGTACAGGAACCGATAGGTCCGTTGATTTCCAATTTGACGACGGCCATTAACACAGATCTCCAAACCCTCGTTAATGTCATTACCCCATTGCAATCGCAGCAAACTACCAACACTACAAGCATTGGGACACTCAATACAGCACTTACGGCGCTTGCGACGCAAGTGGATACCGATAATGTCAAGTTGTACTACAATGGAAATCCAGTCATAAACGTGAGTGGTGGTTCGTTACTAATTAGTGGCTTTCTGTCTCTCTATGGGCTGTCAGTGACAGACGCTTCTGGGAGTAACTATGCACCGTTGTTTTGTAGCGATGTGTATTATGGCACTGCGAACACATCAATGTCCACTAAGATCACGTCACTTGAGACATCTGTGAATACCAACGCTACAAACATTGCAACGCTCAACACTGCACTCACGGCGCTCACAACACGAGTAACTGCTATTGAATCAAGTCTTGCTGTGTCAATCGTGCTAAACGGCAATAGTTATCAATTAGTGCTACAAAACGAAGTCTACACCGACCCTGGTGCCTACGTCGAACGATTAGGCATCAACACGGGTGTAAATGCTGACCCGTCAATCACAACAATCAATACATCAAGCATTCAAAGTTACAGTATCAACTACACTGCGACCTTTCAAAATGTTGTTCTTGATCCAGTGACAAGATCAGTGAACGTCGTCACTCTTTCGCTCAATCTAAATGGATCAGCTACTGACTACGTTGCACAAGGAGCTACATATCAAGACCAAGGAGCTAATGTTGTTATGAACGAGGGATTCGGTAGTGAGGAGGTAGTTACAACTGTTTATGGTGGGGATTTGTCGACTTCGACTACAGGAACAAAAACACTCACTTACAGTTACTCGCTTGTTAACCTCATCGGAACCGTCAGTCCAGTGGTGAGAAACGTGGAGGTTGTTACAGTGACGCTTCAGCTTAATACGGATCCCACGAACGGAACTGTCTTTGTAGGTGGTACATACACTGACCCAGGTGCTGATCTACTTATCAATGGTGTTTCTGACCGTACAGTGCTTAGTGATGATCCCATTGACACTTCTAGTGCAGGAACATTTGATTTGACTTACAGTGAAAGCTACCAAAATATTGCTGCAGCTCAAGTTACCAGAACTATTACTGTTGTTGTAAATTCAAATTCCGTCTCTGCTACGAAAAGCTACATCTTCAATTCGTCTTCTAACACATTCTCCGACCCTACTCTCACGTTTCCAGATAACACAGTAGGCACAGCTGTTGGACCGACTCCTGATATTACTGCTACAACTACTGGTCAAGTGACATGGAGTGCGATTGATGGAATATCAACAACACCAACACATGCACTGAGCTTGCCAACCTTTACAATTCAATCTGGGGCATACAGCTTTGAGATCGTCGTCAAATTCAACGACAGTGTAAATCAGTATAATCATCCTATTTTTAGTATGGCGAACTGGAGTGATAGCACGAACACCGGAAGCCAAGGGAGTGGAAATCACTTGGAGATTTCGATGTGGAGGAATCTCAATATGAATAGAATCACATTTTGGGTTCAGAACGAGGTCAACAACACTCAATTCATAGAATATGTATACATGAGTGTAAACAATAATATTCTAGCATCACCATCTAACTTCGTACACATTGCTGTCACACATGTCGATAACAGTTTTGCGAAGATCTATGTTAATGGTTTAGAGCAAAGTACAGCAACAATTAATTTGTATGGATCAATGGCGGTTCTAGGAACATGGACACCAAATTACGTTATGATTGGAAGACGAATGGCTGCTGGTTTTACAGGTGATATTGGCAACGAGTCGACCAGGTACTTCAAGTACTACAACTACGAACTTACAAGCAGTCAAGTTGTTGCTCTTAAGAACAACTCAGGGGTGTGATTTTCCTAGCTGTTTCTGACATGAAGCGACAGACGTTGTCGCGAGCAAAGGTGAAGGCGTGCGCTCTCTTGGACCAAGAGCACAATCACATCATGTGCGCCTTCTGCACCTATCTGAAGAATCGAGCGCACCCATCCAAGATTGTGTACGACCATGTCGATGCTAAGCGTCGCATTTGCGATGCTGTATTCATGGACGAAGACGACTGCCTCGACAGGGTGGAGCGCGCCGACGAGATCTACGGTGAGACTGACGGGGACCAAATCTGGATCAACCCTTGGTGCACGGGACGTGAGATGATGCTCACCCTCGTGCACGAGGCGTTGCATGATTCAGTGCATGTAGTGCGCCCGACCCGAAGTGGTCGGAAGAAGGGCTTGTACACTGCGCAAGAACATGCAGTGATGGACACGTTTGACTTTTGTATCTAGTGGTTCATACTGCTGGCCGGCAGGGTTTTTCAGTGGGTAAATTTATGGGCATTTCCAGTGGAATTCTCAGTGGTATCGAACCTTCCCACTGGTTGGACGCCTGGACAGGATTTTTTGAAAAACGACCCCTTTAAGGTCTTGTATGGCGCTCTCTGCTCTTTTGCTCTCTTATTCAGTGGTTATACGCTGTTTTACGCTCTTATTTTGGTCTCCTATTCAGTGGTTATTATGCTCTCCTATCCAGTGATAATTCACTTCTTCTTATTTATTTAGAAAATTTTTTCCTTTTTAAAGAGTAGTTAGTAGTGGTAATAGAGCACAAGAGCAGAGAGCGCCATACAAGACCTTAAAGGGGTCGTTTTTCAAAAAATCGCGTCCAGGCGTCCAACCAGTGGGAAGGTTCGATACCACTGAGAATTCCACTGGAAACAACCACATTTTTGCCTACTGGAAAACCCTGCCGGCCAGCAGTATGGAAACTTCCTGGAAGTTTCACATATCCACCCTTACCACAGAGATGAGTATCTTCCTTCCCAACACATGCACGCGGCGTAGACCCATGCGCTGGTGTAAGAGTTGTTGCAAAGGTCCGGCACACTCCAAGGACTTCTGCAAAGTCAAACAAGGCCCTGTCGACTTCTGGTTCTGTAGCGAGCGTTGCGTTCAGTTCTGGGTGGCGCACCGGTACGACCCCAAATTCGCGAAGTGGTTGAAGATGCCAGCGACTGACAGACTTTCTAGCCTAAACAGCGATCATGAATAAGAGGGTGTACCAAGTACCCGCAACTCTTATGCTGGCATACGCCACGTACTTGACAGCTATTTGCCCGTGTCAGAAGACGTTGAGTTGTCATCTGAAGCACTATTTTCTCAGTGTTGGAGGGGCGACTGTGTTAGTGTTAGCAGAGAATGGATACCTGCCCGCTGTGTGAAGAGCTGTGTCACCACTTGCGTCTTAAGGAGGCTTTGTCTGAAGAGGCTCATGTGGCGCTTGTGAAGGCGCGACAGGAGTGTCAGCGCCTCGCTGGCTTGTTTAAGGATGTGTGTTGGTATAACTTCGAGACAGCGTGTCGTAACTGGAGGCGGCCGTGGCATCAATCGATTCAACAATCGCTCGTAGAGCTGCACGGCTTCAGGAGCGTCACGTATGAGCGCAACGGGCGCGTGTACGAGGCGGGTGAGTTCCCTGTGTGGTATAGTGGGTCGTTGGGAGAGGCTCCTCAGCTTCCTCCACAGATAATGCTCGTAGAGTTGAAGCTCGCGCATAACCACATGCTGGAGATGGAGGAGCTGACATGTGCACCATTCGATTGGGCACCAGGAGGCGCCAAGTATCAGAAGCTTTTGAAGGAAACAAGAGTCGGAAAACCACATTCTTCTGAACCAGTGGTTAGTGATGGTGTTTACGGGGAGAATGACGGAGGCGGAGAGAGGCATGCACATGGAGGGGGATACGCCGGACAGCTCGGAACACGCAGGAGACATCGAAGAGCTAGACGACGAGCTGTCATCTTATGACTCCGAGTTCGAAGACACGTTCGAGCGGGTGCTCTCGCGGCGAGAGGAGGACGGAAGGCTCGAATACTGGGTGCGCTTTGCAAACGGCGACGAGGAGTGGATGGATCGGTCGGATCTGTGGGACTGGCAGACCAACACGCTCAAGATCGTCGCTTACGACAAGGCGCACCCGATTGCGTGGGACGAAGACTGTCAATTCTGCCTCACGCCGTTCAGTCAGCGCGGTGGTGGTTGCGAAGAGTGTCGTTGTCCTGAATGTAAGAGGGCTTGCTGCCACTTACAAGGCGTCAACTACGGCTGTGTGAAGCACCCAGTGATCTAAACGTTTTCTGAAGTCGTGGTAAGCATGCCGAAGAAGGCCGAACCGACTGTCGCCACGCAGACGCAGACCACCGAACCACAGATGAAGAAGGTGCGCAAGTACACGGGGCCTGTGAAGGGCAGTGATGAGGCGAAGGATCGCATGGCAAAGGTCAGAGCGGCGCAGTACGCCAAGAACAACCTCGTCTACGCCAATCGATAATTTCGCACTATGGTGTGTGTGATGCGGATGGACTCCCATCTGCTCGGATCGCTGCACCAATTGCACATCAGGCTCGATGCGCTGACGGAGCTGGTGAAGCAATTGGGGGAGGAGATCAAAGAGATCAGACAGACTGGCGTGGCGATCAACTTCCAGGTGGAGGAAAGTGACGATGATGATGAGGAGGAGTCGGAGGGTGAGAGTGGGGAGAGTGTGAACACATGGCCGTGAAATTTCTGTGAAGAGAGCAGATGTCGTGGGAGTTCCCGATGGTGCCTCTCGTTACGCTCGCGCTCATGTGCACACTTGTCACGTACCAACTGGCTGGGAAGAGAGAGACACAGCGCGTGCGTACGGCAGTCGAGCGTGAAAGGCGGAAGGTGGTAAGTATCATTTCTGAATAATTCTGAATCGTAGTTTAGAATCGAATGGGCGAGGTGCTCGTCCACAATTCATACCACGATCTCGTCGAAAGGAGTGGGTTTCATGTTGACCCTGGAGCTGTGTACAGTACAATCGCGGCGACACCGGCTACCGCATTGGCGTTTTGGCGATTGAAAGACCACGGGGCGGCAGCGAGACATACTCTTTTAGCTGGAGAGGCTGCGTACGACTCGGCCACACAGTTGAGCGATCAGTTCACCAACACGTTTGGTCGGATTGGGGGGGCGTTAGGTGAAGGCAGCCTCGACGCAGCAGTCGGAGAGTCCGCGACGCTAGCCCGTCAGGTGATGGTAGCGCCGCTGTATGCAGCTACGAGAGTTTTTGAATCGGTGGAGGCCACACCACAACAATTGAGGGATTTTAACGACGGTGTACCGCGAAACCCAATTGGAGAAACCAGTTTGACTAGTGACCGCCTTGCTCGTGAGTACGGACCGCGATGGGGACGTGGCAACTGGAGAATTCCTTATACCCAGCGGATCAGTAACTTCCTCGCCGACAACGTGGCTGAAGAGTTTCGCACAGAGGGTAATTGGCGCGTTGCCGGCCCACGGTTCAATGACATGATTAGTGCGCGGCAGATTGGTGCTCGTACATTGGCAGGTGAAACAGCGCAACCTGTCTCACTATGGATCGATTTGTCAAGGTATGATAACCCTTTCCCGGACTGGATCATGTCTAGATATGCTTCGGCAGTGGGTCGCTTCTTCGGCGTCGACACAAGGGGATTGACACCTGGCCAAATGAGCTGGATCGGTAGTGGGGCTAACATGTCTTTCCAATACGGCGTCACCCCTGCTCTTAGAGCTACCAATCGCGTCTTTGGTGAGGTTGCGGACGAACTAGGTATCCCTCGGGACAACACAATACGTCGCTTCTTTGGGTCAGCGTTTGACACTGGTGATTTCACCACCGCACCCTACCCAGAGACAACCCCAGGTCCGGCTGCAAGAGTCATAGTGAGCGGCATAAATAACACAGTTGGACGTGCTGCGGAAGCTGTGGAGGACACAGTGAATGGCATAAATAACACTGTGGGGCGTGCTGTGAGCGCTGTCAATGACACTATTGTGACTCCTTTGGGTAACTTTACGAGAAGCACTGCAGAGACGGCATCAGGTGTGAGACAGGCGGCTGTGGACTCGGCGGCTGCGGCGAACACTGCCGCGAACAGGGCAACATCTGCACTGAACAAAGGCGTCAAAGGTGGTATCAGAGGGGCCGCCGCTGAGGCTGATAGACTGGTGAGCAACCCGCGACCGACGCCTGTCATGGATAACGTGTTCGGAATGAACGAGTCTAGGTCGAACGTCACCAGGCCATTCGCACCTGTCGAGTCTGAGCCTACACCAGAACTTGATGAACCACCACCATTGACTAGTGACGTGGACGACGAAATTTATCACGATGCAGATGAGGATTTGTATTTCGATGCAGAGGATACTATTGACCCCGTGGAACCCACACCACCAGTATACGAGCCAGAGCCGGTACCTATCGACCCATTCTCCGATGTGGCACCAGAGGTTACAGCAGCCAGAGGGTCTACGATAGTAAGGAGTTCTGGTGCGCTTGAGCTCGAGAATACGGTCATGAACGCGACAGCGCGAGGTGAGCGGGCCACTGCTCGGGCCACTGCCACAGCGCTAAAGAGACTGAATGCTGCCACTACCACAGCGGTAAAGGGACTGGACGCTGCCGCGGCAAGTGTGTCTGGGATAGCAGAGGGGGTTGGTGTTGCGGGGAATGTGGCACTTTTGGGATTGGCCGGGTATGAGAGTTCCCAGATAGAACTAGCTCACCAACAATTACTTATCACAGACAAAGAGCGGGCACATGAAGAGGGACAGAACTGGTCAGGCGTACTAGGGGGTGTACTCGGAGGCCTCTGGTTAGGCACACAAGTTGCTTTAGCCTGTGGAGGTCCCATTCGTGCATCTGTATGTTTAGGTGCAGCAGTAGGAGGTGGTATCGGTGGTGGCATACTTGGTAAAATGGCAGGGACGACTGCTGCTGACCTCTTGCTGCCTTCTGACGTGGGTCCGGAAGCAGAAAAGGAGCTAGCGGGCTTGAGGCGACTGCGTCATGATACAGTCGGCACGATAGCAGAACGCAACACGTATGAATATGCTTTTGTGTACAGGAGATTAATGGGTTTGGATATGCGTCAGGAACTCACAGAAAAGCAATTGGACGAGGCTCAAGCCAGGTTTGCACTCGCATACTACCTTCAACACCAAGAAAGCGACCCGAACATGACCACTTACGACAAAGCACTATGGACGATGGGTGAGCGACTCGTTCAAGACTTGGCTACTACAGGCATTAAAGTCAAGAATGTGGGCTTCGATCTTGGTGATCAATATGGTCTGTTTTACGAGAGAGTGCATGAAGAAACGATTGCCGACAAGATAAAGGTGGAGAAGGAGATTGAAGTAGAGAAGGTCAAGGATCATGTCGCGCCATCTATGCACTCCATCGCACCAACGGACAAGTACCACTACATAGCGGATCGAAGGCAAGACTTTCTGGACCATTGGAATATGGATCCGTCTACGATTCGAGAACAGTACTATCCAACCGATAAGTACCGCCACATCTATGCAGATCGAATTAAAGACCTCAACGAACATTGGCACATGGATCCGTCTCTGTACAATCAGTCTACACGGACTGGAGGCAAACACTTGGACGAAGAACCTCTGCTGAACGAGACGATCGATCTACTAAACAAATTTGGAAACAAGACCACATCCACAGAGACTAAACGTGAGACATACACAAAAGGCGACATTACAGGATTCGACTTCAGCTCAACAGCGCCTGAGAACTCATCAGCACCTGAAAAGAACGACTTTAGGGAAATTAAGAAACAGTATGAGGGGCCCGCATCCTCTACTGTGGTCCCAATGTTAGGGCCCGTCTTGCCCGCTATGGTGGAGGGTGTAGTACCGACGCGCGCCGAAACACCAGCCACTACCACAGCGGGTGTCGTGCCGGAGAGTGACCAACCTATCCATGCTGGAAACCCGATGACAGACATCACAGACTACAACATAGACCTTGTCAAAATGGTGCCATCCGGTCCCAAAGATCGTACAGGATTCAGTGCATGGAACCCTGACTTCATCGAGGCGAACAGTGGCTACTCCTTCCAACAAGAGCGCAAACCAGAGCCGGTATACCAGGGCATGTTCACCAACGCCATGTACGCTGTCGGAGCAGCACTCCTCGTAAGCGCTCTAAAGGGCTAAATGTTTTCCAACGTTAGATCAGAGATGGACGTTGACGTTGAAGAGCTGGAAGCAGCGCGTGAGCTATGGGAGGCACAGACGCCTCCGTTACCAATGTCACAGATGCAAGCCGCACGTCAGAGATGGAACTCACAGATGCTCAATCCTGGGCAGCACAGCTACCCTCCATTGGTCACTGACCAGCAGCCACAGAAGCCCTTCATCCCATCTCATGGATTCGGCGGCAGGACTGGTGGGACGCTAGATGGCGCCTCGTCGTACGGCAACTCTTCACCGCCCACGATCACTGCAGAGTCCTTGGCGGCGACTATTACATACGAGTGGGGCGGATCATTCCACCCATTCGACTAAGACTAAGGGTGCAGCGGAGGGGGCTGTTGCACGCGAGGGTCATTGTTGCTAATGTGTGTCATGCTATTCGTGAGCCAAGGCGGCTGGCGTCCACATGCACGATGATAACCACTTGCCCGTCCTTGTCCCTTCTCTTGTCCGCATGTGAGACAGAACTCGACGCCACACTCGCGACATGACATGCTATTGCAAGTGAACTGTGGCGCACCGGATCGAGTGTAGCCGGTCACGTAAAGAGGGTTGATAACATTTCCACAGCGTGCTCCTGGACACATCCGTTTCCCAGGATTATCTCGGTGCCAAGCGCGTCTCCATGCTACTGGGTCGCTAGCCTCACGCAGCCCAGGTGGACGCAGATCGCGCTCTTGGTAGAGACCTCCACCTTCACTAGAACCAAGAAGAACCAAATCATCATCATCGTTGTCAGCAACTGGTGGTGCTGGTGCGGGGTCGGGGGTCGGTGGTCGCAAAAGAGCACCTCGTCTGTCAGAGCGACGCAGTGGAGCCTCTCGAGTAAGGTCCACATACTCACCCACCACCCCTTCAAACTCCTCACGTATACGCTTGATAGTACGGCCTGTCGGGTCAAATTGTGTGCTTCGTCGTGAGCGGTGAAGGAGGTGTCCAATCATTTAGATAGTCTAGTAGAAAATAATACTGCTAAGTATCCTCAGGTCCAGCATTAATCCGAGCACTCCAGCATTTTACTGTGGTTTGAAGCGAGAACATTCTCAGACCTTCCACGACCTTCTACCACTGATGACCCTTCCCACTGGATTACATATGATGACGAAACCCAAAATAATCTCACCAAATCTCGTGTTTTATTGTATTATATCG